CCCGCAGCCATTGATAATGCGTTTTCAGGGTCCATAACTTTTTCCGCAAGTGTATAAACACTTTGCATATCCATCTTTAACTGTTGTGCTTTTTGAACCATACTATTAAGTCCTTGAACACCGTTTTTAAATCCGAATTGATTTAATTTGTCAATATTCTGAACTAAAGTTGCTGTAGTTGTTTTTGAATTTAAACCGAGTTCTAATGAACCTTTACCGGCTTGTGCAATTGCTTTCATCGCATCATTCGCACCTAATGAAACATCTTGAAACGCTTTCACTGCGTCAGCGGTGTCGTCTAATCTATTAAAAAAGACTCTACCCGTTTCAGTCATACTATTAATAGTCTCGCTATTAACAAGTCTAAATGTTCCGGCGTTATCAATTAGTCGAACCATTGTTTGTTCTAATTCACTAAATGAATACCCCAATCTAACTGCATTTGGATATGCGTCCGTAATCTCACCTCTGAAATCTTCAGAAAGTTGATTAGTCATACCAAGTTTGGTATTAATTTCAGAATGTAAAGATGATTGTTGTTCTAATACGGTATAAATCGAATTTTGAATACCCTTACCGACATTTTCTACCATTTGACTAAAGGTATTCAACTTACCGGTAGATTTATCAATGGCAACCTCGTATAGACCTTTTATACCAATGTTTTCACCTGCAGTTTGTTGTGAGTTTTTTAAACTTGCAGCATCAATCATACTACCAATCATTTGACCCGTATTGTCCATACCTGAACCTGTAGGGGTTGTAGTATCTGCGGATTTGGGATTTGAGGTATCATATAATCGACCAATATCAGATTCAGATGCAGTATCATCAATGGCTCTATACGCCTTAATGAAACCACTTCTGTCTCCTTTGTACCTATTAAGTAAATTGTTTAAATCTTTTGCGGTTACACTAGCCATTTATGTATAAATCTTTCTATATAAATAGATTAATTACTAGATTCCATTTCGAGGATGTAATTAATATAATATCTTCGAACATAAACTGGCATTGAGATTAAATCAGAGTAAGAAAACCCTCGTTTAACTAAAAATAAAATCTCGTCTAATTGTCCTTTCTTATAATCCGTAGAAAGGGCGAAAAAACTCCACCCCGAAGCCGATTTCAACTTCGACTGTCTCTCCTGACGGGGTTGTAATATGTTGTACTAAATCTAAACTTGGTTTATTTTCTAAAATGTATTTACGGAAATCTTGAGAATCTTTGATTGGCATTCTCTCAATAAAATTTCTAATTTGTAATTGGTCTTTAATTCCACCAACAGACTTAATCATCATTTCTAATTGTCTTGTTATAATCGGTGCAACTCCTAAACCATTCCAACTATCTTTAATTTTATCAATATCCTCTTGTTGTTTTTGGGTTAAGAATTTAAATGTAATATCTGTTTTACTTTTTTCTAAATAAAACTTAAATTCACCATTACTATCTTCCTCTAATTTAAAGTCTCTTAGTTTAACTTGTGATAAATCAGCAATGTGACTAAATCTTTCTCCTGTTTTAGGGTCAGTTACTACCATCTTATAGTCAGAACCAAACGCTGTGTTTCTTAAAAACAAAAGAATTGCTTGTCTGTCTTCTTCAACTAAATCATCAGTTGAGATGTCTTTATCTAAGACTTTTCTTTTTAGTAGTTCATTAACAACACCATTAGATTGTACTAAATTTGGTGATGCTAAAATATTTTCATCAGCCGCAGTTAGATATGCAATTCTTAATGATTTTTTCTTTGTTGAATAGTGAATACCTCTACTAGGTAACTCAACAACGTCGTACGCAATCGTGGGGTCAACTTTAAATTCTTCCATACCATAAATTTATACTATAAGTATAAAAAAGTAAAGTTTATATGAAAAAAATAAAGGTCCCTTTTGAGGACCTTTAAGACAGATTTTATGTTTATTAAAATATTAGTATACAAGGATACATCTATCCATTCTCAATGTTGCACTGATATCAGCTAACGCATCTTGGCTATAATCCAATGTACCAAAATCCAAACCTGATAAGAATGTACCTTGAAGAATCCATTTTTCAACCACAACACCTGTTGGGTCTAACATTTCAAGTTCAATATCTTTTTTATATCCAGCAGCATATCCCATACGACCTGTTACAGATTCTGCGTGTAAACGGAACCACTCCATTAATGCTTGTGCAGCTGATGGACCAATTGGGTCTTTAAATTTAACTGAAATTGATTCCCACTTAAATCTACCTGCAACATATGTTGAAGTATTCAAAAAAGGAATTTCTGTTTCAGCGATAGTTGCTTTAGGTCTCGAAGCCGATGTTACGTACCATTCGTTGATACCCAATGAAGATGGGAATCTTAGGATAAATCGGTTCTGTCTTTTCGGTTCGTAAGGAACCGGCATTTTCATTAATAAATCTGCCATTGTCTATTTGTTAAGTTTTAAATTATTACTTTCCTATAAATATGTGCTATTTGGAAAATAGTTTTTTTTCGTTTATTTATTGTGAGAAGCTTGATTTTCTCATTTTTTTTCTTTATTTTTTCTCTAGGCTCCAGTATAACAATAGAATACACCAGAATAATAACTAGATTAATTAATAATATTTAATAAATACTAGTATATCTGGTTCCAGAATACTGGGTAAATTATAAAAATATTAGTTTTATAAAATTTGGTTCCCCGTGGAACGTTTTCAATTCCACCATAATGGTGTCCATATAAAAAAAGGGGTCCTTTCGGAACCCCTTCTTTATTTTATCTCCTTTTAGATTAGATATTCTCAAATGACGCTCCTGTTGGAGTAATGATGAATTCTACATCAATAAATTCAAGAGAACGAGTTGGTTTGATGTAAATCTTACCTCTCAATGTGTTAGCATCGATGTCCTCAGGGTCACTAGATACTGTTACACGGAAGTCGTAAAGACCTCTTTCTTTCTTTATTGATTCAAGAATTGGGTTAACCAATCTCAAGAATTCTTGTCTTACTTGTTCATCGTTTTGTTCAAACAATAATCTAACAGCAACTGCAGAAATTAATTTTCTAGCTCTTAACAATAATCTTCTTACGTTGATTCTATCAAGTGCTGATTCTCTCACTTGTAACGTTTTGTTACCCCAAATAATAGTACCTGTATCAGAGAATGTTGCGATTGGGTTGATTCTTGCCTTGTAAAGTGAATCTCTTTCGTCAAGAGTTAACTTTTTAAATGCTTTGATTGAATTAACCAAACCTCTTGAATAACCTGCTACCGCGAACCAAGGATAAGATACGTTATCTGTCAACGCAATGTTTCTTACAACTTCACCTGTTGGTGGTAAGTACAATTGAGTTGAGTTATCGTTATCTCTAACTTGAATCCAAGGCCAATATGTTGCAGAATAGTTACTATCCAAATTAGCCCCGTCTAATACTTCAGTAATCTCATCAGCAGTTGACACATTTGGTGAGTTAATGATGTAAAGTGAATCCGCTCTATCATTCTCAATAATATCAATTGTTTGAGTTACTAATGAATTGTGGTCATCAAAGTTAATACCCGGTGTTGCAAATATGTTAATATCCACAGCTTCAGGGTTTGAATAAGTTTCAATACCCTTTAAGTATGCATAGTAATCAGAGTTACCTACTGTTGTACTGAATACACCACTGTTAGTTGTGTGTCCTGATACATAAGTTCTTTTACCAAAAACATATCCATCACCATTTGTTCTACTACTTCTATAGATATCCCAACCATCAAATCCACCACATACCGCAAATGTGAATTTACGGAATGATATAGTGTCTAATTTTCCTTTATTAGAACCTTCTAAGTCGTAAGGTGTACAATCGAAAGCTTTACCTGTAATAGTATTACCTGTGATTGCAGATGCATTTGTTGACAAGTGGAAACCTACGGTTACCGCGTCAGGGGCAACACCTTTATATTTTAATAAATCACTATCAAATCCAATTTGAGATGAAAGACCTAAAGAAACTTTCTTTGGTTTATCACCTTGAGCTGATAATGTTGGTTCACCTGTTAATGAGAAAGAACCTGTTTCGTCACCCGCTTCAAAGAATTGTGTTTTATATTTTACGGCACCTAACACAGATGTTGAAGATGCTAAGTTGTCAGCAACGAATCCTTTGAAACCTGCAGGAATTGCATCTTCAGGATGTTCGTCAGCCATAACTAACATAATATATTTTGAACGTAATTCGTATTCACCGTCTTGAGTACCTACTTTTCTTCCAACATAACCTGGTAATGATGAATCCATAGTACATCTTGTAAATTTCTCCAAAACAACCATATTGTCATCACTATCATTAAAGTCACGAACAAGTATGTCAAACTCACCGGTATCTAAGTCGATATTAAGAAGAGTGATTTTTACTTGGTAGTTTGCGGCGTTACCGTCAGAAACTGTAAACACTTGGAAAAGGTCAGAAACTTTACCACCTCGTACTTCAGAAACTACCATTGGTGAAGCTGGAGTATCCCACTCACCAACGAAATCGTTACCAACTGTATGATAAACTTCATCTAAACTTAGACCAAGAATTAAACCTTGTTCATATAATGTTTTAATTAAAGTTGGATAAACTTCGTGTACATAAACAGGAATTTCATCACGTTTTTTGTCAAATACATCTAAACCAATTACTTTGGTGATGTATTTTGATGATGTAGTATCTAAAGAACAAGTAAACTCTTTTACACCACTTGTAGAACCTGTTACATTAATTGTAAATTCTCCTAATGGATTAGTAGTTAACGTGTCAGAACTAATTACAAACGCGGAGTTTGAAGTTACTTCTAAACCTAAAGATTCTAATGTATAACCACCTCTTGGTCTTAATGCTGCTACAGTGATATCACCATAATCATTACTTGTTGTACCTGTGTAATTGTATCTTGTAACTACGAAAGTTGAACTTGCTCCTGAATAGTGGAACAAATATGAATATAATCCATTAACGTTTCCACCACTTGTAGTGTAGAAATTGTTGTACCAATTCTGATTTGTATACTCACCTAATGGACTGTCTAACTGTGTTCCAGTTTCAGCTGCGGTTGCCGCTTCAGGAACCACACCGATTGTGAACCAATCGTTATCTGAATATGTTACCCCATCAAGGATGAAATCAGTTACACTGTCACCTGTTGATGCAGTTTTACCTGATAACGCTCCGTAGAATGTACTTCCTGTAATTCCTGTTACCGTTGGTACCAATGTACCTGAAGTTGAAACAGGGGTTTCGGTAGAATCCCAAGAAATACCTGCGATTGTTTTGATACCGAATGTTTTATTAGGTTTGAAACCTGTTAAACCAAGTACTCTTGTTACGAATAATTGGTTCGATTCTTGTAAATACGCCTTTGCCACATATGCCAATTCATACTTTGGGTTACCGTTACCATATTTTTCAGGTGAGGTAGTACCAAAGTAAGTTTTGAATTCATCAAAATCTGTAATCAATACGGGTTCGAAAGCTGGACCTTTTAAAGTTTCACCTGCTAAACCTAATGTTGTTACTCCGACACTTTGTGCAACAAATGTTAAGTCTTTCTCTGATGTGTAGACACCCGGAGAAACGAATACTTTGTTTGAATTTGCCATCGATTGTTGTTTGGTTAAATTATTTTATTACTTATTCAATAAATATCTTTGTTTTTAGCAAAGATTTCGGTACTTTTCTTAAAAAAGATAGTTAATTATTTTTTTAGATATATATTTATCTTTACTATGGAAAACAAGAGTAAAAACGTAAAAATTAGTGAGAAACACCACGAAATGTTAAAAACCCATTGTGATAAAAATGGGTTAAAAATTTACAAAGTTTTAGAAAAGTGGATTGAAGACTATTGTAAACCTAAGAAAAAAGACATATATGGGGAATCTTAGTGAATATAGGTAACACCAATATTTGACCCTACAAGAGGTGCCGATAACAATGTTATCTCCTTATCTCCTGAAATTGCAAATCCATCACCCTCCTCATCTATAAGACCGTTTATATTAACGTTGATAACACTATCAATCTTATTTGCAACTGTGAATACTAATGATGAACCATCATATACAAAATTTTCACTATCTAAGAATAATGGTTTACCATAACTGTCAATAAAGACACTATTTCTACCTGCGTAATATGATACTGTCACCTCCCATCCTTCAGGTGGTGGTTCTGAAAAAGTTATTTTGGATGTTCCTGCAATATGGAAATAATCGACATCTCTTTCTTGTATCAAACCATTTAATGCTACAGAAAATAAAAATCCAATAGATTCTCCCACACTAAATGTTGTTTGCATACCATCAGCAACAAACTTTGCGGTTGTCGTTTCAATTGATTTATTAAAAAATTTCTTTTCGTATGGTTTGGTACCAATAAACTCAGTCATTAAGAATAATCTACTAACCGCTGGTTTAATTTCAAATTCCTCATCATCGATTAAAAATCCTAACATAGTGAAGTCATATGTTTGCATATAAAACCTACGACCGTCCATTGAATCGATTGGTGAGTTATCACTATTCTTATCTAATATGATTGGAATAAAATGTCCTTTTACCGTTGTATAATCTTGTCTTGATGAAAAGTTTTGAAGTACAATTTTATTGAAACGGTTCAAATCTCTAAATTTTTGACAAACGATTGTAACCTCATAACTAATATCAACCGCAACGGGTTGAGGTATCTTATAAACATCCGCACCCATTTGGGTACCGTTCCAAGTCGGAACTGACGCGTAATAGAATGTTCTTCTATCAGGTATGGTTCTTTGTACAATCGGATTCGTACCTGGCTGAACGTCGGGTCTTCTGATTATCGCAATGAATGGTAACTTCATATTACCGTCTTCATCCATAAATGACCAATTGTTAGTCATTTCACCCCATCTCTGAATGGTTAGTATTTTATTAATTACAGGAATTTGTACACCGTCAGATACCACTTTGAAATTTTCCTTGACATATTCAAGCATACCTAAATCTAAATCATCGTGTAATATAGCGTCAGGTAAGTAGGTGTCGGATTTAGTTATTCTTTCAAGTAACTCTTGTCTTCTACCTAATAATTCTTTTTGTCCGTATACGGATATATTGTTTTTTCTTTTTGGTAACGGCATATTATATTCCTCTAAATTCTGATTCTTGTACAGGTGCACAAGTTATTGTTCGATAGTACGGTTTATAACCAAAGTAGTTATGTTTATTGTCTGATGTTACTTTACCATCATTCGTTACCGTATAATATCTAAGTCTACCCTCAGATTCCGGGTATCCAATATAATCACCATATCTAATATCCACACCCAATTCATCTAAATGTTTTAGATACACCTGAAAAACCATATTACCTGGCTCAAGGTATCTTAACATACCATTTTTATATGATGAATTTTTAGGTTCTTCAATCTTAACTAACGCATTCACCTCAATCGGAGGGAAATACTTTATTTCGTCCTTACCAACTTCAGCATACACGTCATCCTTCTCGGTTTTAGCTCTATCCACACGATAGATAACCAATTTCATATTCAAATCTCCGTGTAAATACTCTTGACCCATTTGTATTTGTAAATCAAAATCTTCGTTTGAGAAGAATTTCGACATTCTGGTAATCGGTAACTTATTTTCCATATACCTATAAATAGTTTAAATATATAATCAAATTAGTTATATTTTATTATGGAAAAGAAAATCCCTGAAATTGAGGCGAGAGAGATATTATCATCATACTCAGGTTCCAATAATCAATTATTGGAATGGAAGGTTAAAATGGAAACTGCTAAAAGTTTTACGTTTACTCGTCCACAGGCTGAATATGTAATTAAGTACCAAGATACGGTTCCCAAGGT